ATGCCAAAACTCAAAGAAAATCAGATTCCGTCCTACCGACTGCACAAACAGAGTGGCCAAGCGATCGTCACGCTCAACGGCAAGGATCATCTACTCGGGCCGTTCAACAGCGAGGCAAGTAAATCGAAATATAAACGTCTCACATCGGAATGGCTGGGTGGCGGAAGCATCATCAACACGGCGGTCGCCGGCGGCGAAGATCTCTCGGTCATGGAGTTGATCCGGGATTTTCTCAGGCACGCACGCACGTACTACCGCCGCGCCGACAGATCATCGACGGGCGAAACCGACAACTTCATTGACGCTCTGCGACCGCTGAAGGATCTGTACGGACGCACCGCCGCGCGCGACTTTGACACACCACAGTTGGAGGCGGTGCGCCACGAAATGATCCGGCGACGCTGGTGTCGCACGAACATCAACCGCCAAGTGAACCGCATCCGCCACGTGTTCAAGTGGGGCGCGAAGAAGAAGCTGGTCCCCGCGAGCATCTACCACGAGTTGCAAACCTTGAGCGCCCTCGAGGTCGGGCGCAGTGATGCCAAGGAGTCGGTGCCGGTGAAACCGGTCTCTGACGGCATGGTGGACGCGATCAAGACGTTCGTCTCGCGGCAGGTGTGGGCGATGATCGAGTTGCAGCGTCTAACAGGAATGAGGCCGGGCGAGATCGTCAGTCTTCGCTGCAGATACCTGAACCGTGATGGCAACATCTGGCTCTATACCCCCGCGCAGCACAAGACGGCGCACCGCGGCCACAAACGCATCATCTACCTCGGGCCGCAGGCTCAGGAAATCGTCAAGCCGTTCCTTAAGCTCAACCCGGATGCTTTCCTGTTCTCCCCTGCTGAGGCCGAGGAGGAGCGCCGGGCGAAGCTGGCCGAGAACCGAAAGACCCCGCTCAACAGGGGCAACACGTCAGGCACCAACCGACGTCGCAAGCCCCGGAAGTCGCCTGGTCAGGGGTACACGGTCGAAAGCTACGGAAGGGCGATCAAGGACGCCTGCACCTGGGCGTTCGAAATGCCGGCGGAGATGCGCGAGAAGCGTCGGGACAAGGAAGCCGAAGCGAAACTCAGCGAACAGGAGCGAGCGGAGCTAGCGAAAACTAGAGCACACCGATCGACGCAGCGTACAGAGTGGCGAAGACAAAATTGCTGGCACCCTCACCAACTCCGGCACAGCGCCGCGACCCGCTGGCGTGCGACGCACGGGCCGGAGATCACGCTCGTGCTGCTCGGCGACAAGACTACGAGCATGGTCGACGTGTACGCGGAGAAGGACCACGTGGCGGCACAGCAGGTTGCGATGAAGATCGGGTAGCGACTACTTCTTTGTTTTCGGCCGCCCGGGCTTGCGTACTCTCACCCTCGCGAGGTCCGCCGGCTCGATCATGTAGTCGCGACCGAACTTCACCGCGGGCAACCGCTTTGCGGCGATGAGCGCGCGAACTCTTCCAGGAGAAATCTTCAGCTTGGCAGCAGCTTGGGCAGTATTCAGAGGCGGCATGGCTGAAAACTATATCGCGTGAGTCGCGCAAGACAAAATCATTTCACCAGATTGCCTTGACATAATAAAGCTCTTACGTCATAGTTTCGTTACCGCTTCGCCAATGTGACGAAGCAAAGTGTCCCCGCGTGGCTGTCACCACCGGGGACGCGGCAACACCTACCAGGAGCAGGTGCTACATGGGCAAATCTACCACATCTCAACGCGCGAAGAGAAAACGTAAGGTTCCGAGCCTCGTTCGCTGGCCGAAGCGACCGAGTAAGCAGGAAGTCGGAAGCGGGCCAAAGGAGATGCTGAGGCCTTCGCTTCGACGTTTCACTCGCATCGACATCGGGTTCGATCCCCAGATGGACGATCACGTCTCCTACATCGTTCGCCGCACGCATGAATGGACCGACATTGGTGGTGCCACGCTGCTCATTCCGAGAAGTGCTAATCGTCGAGACATGCTCCTGATCCTCGATCGGCTTCGAACCATCATCGAAGACGCATGGCGTGGCGTGAAGTATGCGCCCGAGGGCCTTACCGCGATCGCGTACGCCGTTCGAAAAAAGGTTGTAGCCGAGCGGCGCGAGGCGATTGCCGTGTGCAAGCGAGAGGGTCGGTCGCCGAATGATGATCCCAACTGCTGGACCGGCAGGCGACACATGATCGCCCGGGCGAATCTGCGCGAGGTTCAGTCCATGTTTTTCATTAAGGCCAAGCGAAAGGAGGTCGAGGGGGTCGCCGCCCTTGTGTGTCGCCCGCGGGTGGCCGCCGACGTCGTCGCGCTAGCAGAGAAGGATATCCGAGCGTTTGTCGTTGGTCTCAAGAAAGAACGCGCCGCCGCTGCCGCCGCCAACGCCCCCGCGGAGGTGGTGCAATGACCAACACGCAAGACTCCGGCTGGTACGAGGTGCCGATCACCATCGGCGGCGTCGAAACCTGCCTCCGGTTCAAACATCCCGAGCCCCACGATTTCGACAACGACACCGGGTACACCTGCCCCGCGGCATGGCGAAACCTCAAGCAGAGCCTCGGACGCGATTACGATATCGCAGAGTCAATGCTTGCCTTGGAAACGCTCGCCGGCAACGGCTGCGTCCGGCTCATCATGAGCGTGGCGTTGGATTGGTTCGTCTGGCTGCGCGACGAACGTGATGTTGCTCTCGCAAATTTCCAGCCGACCCTCGCGCGGCTCGCCAGCGACTGCATCCGCCGTCCCCACGAACCGTATCCGGACGACTTCGGGAATGATCGGCGCTACGCGCGCCCGGCAAGCTGGCGAAGGATCGGTCCGGGGATCTTCGGCCGTTGCTTCGATCAGACCGTCGCCGAGCTTGAGGGTATCGCACGCGAGAGCGAGCAGTGCCCGCGAGTGCTTTTCGCCGCCGCCCTCCACACGTTCGTTCGGATGCCCGAGCTTGATCACACGATCGCGTGGCAGGTGCATTGGCTGCGCGCCGAGGAGGGGAATGGGCGCGAGCACTACGCGATCAGGTGCCGTCAAAGAATTGAACAACTGATGCTCGTGAGGGCGACCGCTCTCTACGGAGGCGGCCGTGTGCGAGCGGGCGGGCCTTAGTGGAGAACCGAAAGCGCGACAAGCTCGCGGTGCATGGTCGGTGGAGAACCCGTCAATTGGGTGCCAAGCTTAGCGGCGACGACGATTGCGCGGTAAAATTTGGGCTTGGGCTCCACGGCGCTGGCCAGCGCTGCGGTTCATCGGCTCGGCGAGACGATCGTTGCACCTTCAGATCGTCTCGCCGGACCGGCCCATCAAGGGTGCAAATGCCACTGCAATCAGATTATTCCATTCCGGGTATGCGCGTGTGCGCACATCCGGTACACGCGACCGCGCACACCCGGCCGTGCGCCTTGGCGTGTATCGGGTATGCGCGTAGCCGTGCACCTGTTCATCCGCACACCGGGTCTGCGCGTAAGCGCACGCCGGGTGTTCGCCTTCGCGCACACCGTTCAAACAATCGGGAGCACCTATGAACGACGATGGAAACGATGAGATTGTCGGGTACGAGATTGTCGGGTTTAAGGATCACGTGCCGCCCTCGACTGAGGACAACCTCGAGGAAGAAGAGTCGCCGGAAGCGATCGAGCCTCCGGACAAGACTGTTCTGTACACGCACGGCTGGCTGAAGAAGTTCGGACCACTTCTCAATGAGTCTGAGCGGCGGGTGTACGACGTTTTTGCGATCAACTATGAGACTAAATTCGATGGGCTGGTCTGGATGGACCAGGGGAAGCTGGCTGAGAGCGCGGGTTATCAACGTCGCCAAACGGTCGGCGAAGCAATCCGCGGATTGAAGGCAAAGGGGCTGATCGACATCATCGACTGGCCGATCACCGTGATGGATCACGACGCCGGTGAACGGTTCCGCAATGTTGGCGGCGGGCGCGGCTCAGGCACTCATAACGTATTCATCCTTCTTCACGTCGACGACAGCGGCTATCACCGAGAAAAACGGGTTCGTCCAAACGTGCAAGAACTTCGACGAACGCACGAAGAGTCGGCCGATCTTCCGGGGATTCTTACGCAAATGGTGCTGCAGGGGAAAAGTTATAAGTCCGTGCGCGAGTACGTCATTTCGAAATACCCGTTCGCGACGAACATTCCCATCTGGTGTGTGCCGGACGACATTGTGCTTGATGATCTCATGCAGCCCGAGAATTTCGGATTCGATTCGATGTTGATGGCCGGAGTGCTTTTGCCGATCAACGCGCTGAGGGGGAAGTATCCAGACGTTGGAAAGCCAGACATGGGGCTGATCCTCCAACACCCGACGCACGGCGACCCGTCGCTGATCGGTGAACGAGCGTTCGGACCTTACAGGCAGGCCGCGCAGGCGCTCGAAGAGTCGGGCAAAGCGGAGCAGATTCTTCGCGAGGCATCGGATAACCGCGGCAAGTTTGATTTGCCGGCGATGTATCACGGCCGACCGCCGGGCTTAAAGGAGGTGGCGCCAGCAATGTTCGAAATGTCCGAGAAACTCAATGTCGCGCCCGCGCATCTCGTGCCGATGGCGCGCGATATTGCCATCAAAAGTGGGATGGTAATTATGATGATGAATGAAGATGGCGAAGGCGTCGCTATCGATTGCAAGGATCCGGATGAGTTTGTCGACGACGCCACGAAGCGCCTTGCGCTTCTCAGCGAGCAGGACCTAACCGAGCATGAAGCTCAAAATCGCGAGGAGACGGACCAGTTAATCAGGGCCGCGCAGCAGCGTGTCCGAGAAACTTTTTTTCATCATCTGCTGCGGGGGTCCGAGCCAGACGAAGCTGACAAAGATCTGCGAACCTTGTTCACTGTCAACAATTTTAATGACTGGGTTCAGCAGGTGAACGGTCGCACCTACGCCGCACCGTTAATCCCGTTGATCCCCACTGATGCGAATGAGGCTCGCGCGCTCGCGTGCGCGGTTGCCGAGAGGAAAGGTGAAGCCTGTCGGTGCGAAGCGCCCAAGGAGCTCGCCTTCACTCCGGCACTGAATGAGACAGATCGGAAGATTGCCGACTACATCCGCGCTCACCCGGGCGAAAAGGGTTTGGTGATCGCTGCAGCGGTCGTCGTGACGCAGGAACATTTCAGACGGGTCTTCTCGACGAAGCTGGCGGCGCACGGTTTTACCAATCCCGGCAACGGCGACGGGTATTTCCCGCCGCCGGCGTAGCGCGTTCATGGCGCTACAAGGATGCTACAAGAGCGCTACATATTTCCCGCCAGCAGCCAGCATAAAACCTCCGGCCTCGATGACGTTCACCATCATCATCGAGCCGGAGGTTTTACATGGCAGAACACATCACCGTCAGCGAGGCGGCTCGAGAACTCGCTGTCGCCCCCAGGTTAATTAGCGACCTTTTCTACCGCAGGCTTCTCGACGATGCCGCTGCGCCGATCGTGGGCGGCCGAAGAATCATTCCGCGGACCTACCTCGACAACATTCGCGCGGTCTTGAGCCAGGCTGGACATCTGCCGGAAGCGGAGGCGGTGGCTCATGCAAGCTAAAGCTCCACCGAAAAGAACCACCGCGCCGGCCGGCGGTGATCAAGACGCAAACGTTCTGGCAGATCTCGAAGCTGGCGAAGATGCGATCCCGCTGGCCGAGGTGCGCGATCAAACCTTCTGTCCGAAACGGCGAGGGAAAAAGCTCGACCGCAGCGTCGTTTTCAGATGGGCGAGCCGAGGGGTGAGGGGGATCAAGCTTGAGACTACCTCCGCCGGCGGCCTGAGGATCACAACGAAGAGCGCGGTGCTGAGATTCTTCCACGGACTGAACGGCGGCGCCGCGTCCTCGCCGATACCAACGACGAAATCGAAAACCGCCAACGTTGACCGCGCTGCGCGCGAGCTGGCCACGATGGGGATGAAATGAGCGGATTCTCCTCAAGGACTTCATGCAGCGGCCGAATAGTCGGTGGGGGAACCACTGATGAAAAGTAATTCGTGGCCGGACGGTCCTGCAGCACGCTCCACGCCCGCGCGCGGCCAGGGCGATCAACCCAATCTCTTCGAGGTTCCACCGGCGCCGCGCCGGCAGCCGTATGGGGGAGAGCCACCCGTGCACGCGCACGCCACCGACACCGAGATCGCCGCCGCGGAGAAGATCGCGCCCGTGGCAGGCACGCTCCGCGCGCTCGTTCTTCAGTGGATCACCGAAGCCGGGGACGAAGGGCTGACCGGACGAGAAGCGGGCTCGCGATACGCGTTGTCGATTGGCAAGGACGAGAACGATGGATCCGCGAGATATTCGATCATGCCTCGCGCGACGGAATTGAAAGGCGCTGGCCTGATCAAAGACAGCGGCCGGCGTCGACAAGGTTCCATCGTTTGGATTCGGTCACCTCAAAGCTGAAGCGAGATGGGCGCGCTGATCTATGTCGAAACGATCCCCAAACCCCGACGCCCGCACTCTGTTCGAAGATCGATCGAACAAGGTCGCGAAATGGATCAAAGCCGTCGTTGATCAAGGACTTCTCCATTCCATGACTGAGCTCGACACCAAGGTCGCCATGGCGCTTGCATCACACGCCGATTACACGGATCTGACCCTGTATCCCTCGGTACGCGCTCTAGCAGTGAAAATTGGCACGAAAGTTCCCCAACGCGTCAGAAAATCAATGGAGCGATTGGAGGCGATTGGTCTAATGCGAACGATAGAGCCTGGCGGCCGCGAGAGCCGGGACAGCCGGGGCCGCGCCACGCTTCGCCAACTCATAATCCCTGCCGAAACCGTTGCGGATCGGGGCTCATCGATAGGTACGCCCAGCGTACCCATCACAAAGCCGCCGACGGGTGCCCTCGGAGCACCCGTTGGATCACTTCCGACTGGGGCTGGATGGGTGCCCCCAGCGACATCCGATGGGTGCTCTGCGCGACATCCGATGGGTACGCGCAGCGACGATGAAGGGGTACGCGCAGAGTACCCCCAACCTCTTATAACTACCCAACTGAACTCTTCAGGAACCTTTCTGCCGCTGGCGCGGGTGCCGGAACCGACCGGAAAGCCCCCGGTTAAGGCTCCCGCCAGAACGCCCGCCAGGAAGCAGCCCCAGCCGCCCACGGGCCATCAAGAACTCACCCGCTATTGGGTCAATCAGTGGAGTGAAAAATACAAGAGACCCTTTCCCTTCGGCGCTGGCGGGAATGGGTCGCGCCACGGGAAGTGCATCAAGTTCATCCTCGAATCGTGTGGCGGCGCGCTCGAAGACGCGAAAGCAGTCATCGACCGTTTTCTGTCCTGCGGAGACGGATTCTTCAACGGGCATCCGCTCGCGATGCTCGCCACCCCAACCCAACTTCCGAAATTTCTCGTTGAACAAGTCAGCACCACGAAAGGCCGAATCAATGGACACCGATCAAGCAAAACAAGCGGACGCGAAGAGCACATCGAGTTCTAGCGACGACGGCGGCGACGTGATGCTCATGTCGATCACGCTGAATCGCGCGAACATTGCGACAGCCGGCATGACGTCACAGCAGATCCGCGATCGCTATCAGCAGCATCGCGCTGAAGCAGATCGATCGGCGGAAGAGCGGGATCGAGCCGCCACGGAAGATCGGCTCAAGAGACTCCGCCGCGCGCACGAGGAAAACATGCGCGAGGCCTTGGAGCGTCGAAAAATCGACGCGACGGGAATGTCGATCGAGCAGATGGAGACCAAGCTCGCGTACCTGCAGGCCGCGGATAGGGAGCGCGAAGCAGAATCACGGCGCCGACGGGAAGTAGATCAACGAAAGCAACGCGCGGCCGCACTGTTCGCCCTGGCTCAGTGCCCGGAGCGTCACGTAGCAAATATGGCGATGGCTGAGGCGACGGATAATCCACGCTGGAAAGCGGTTCGTGATCAGCTCGTCGATCGGATTCAGTACGCCGACGGATTCCTCGTCGCGCTGCTCGGCATCCGGGGCCCGGGCAAAACTCAAATTGCGGTGAGCGTAATTCATCGCGCGACGGCGCAGATGTGCACCGCCAGATACGTAAAAGCGATGGATCTGTTCAGACTGATTCGTCGCGCCTTTGCTTCTCGCGAGCGTGGTGAAGCCAGCGAGATGGAAGACGACATCGTCGAAGAGTTGGTCGCGTTCGACCTGCTGGTGATCGATGAGCTCGACCAGCGAGGCCAGACGGACTGGGAGCAAAACGTGTTGGTCAACCTGATCGATCGGCGATACGACGCGCGCAAGTGCACGCTGCTGATATCGAACGCCGAGAAACCGAACTTTGCTGCGATGATGGGCGCCAGCGTCGCCAGCCGCATCGCCGAGACCGGAGAATCGATCGAATGTGAGTGGCCGTCATACCGCCGGCCTGGATCGTGGAAGACCCGCGGCGACGAGCCCCGAAAGCCATCCGGCCAGGTGAATGAATCACGGGAGGATTTATGAGCGAGTCAGCAGCGAAGGACCGCCCGCAGCAGCAAGCCGCGCAACAAACGAGGGAGCGACGATGACAAAATCACCCATCCGATTCGGACACGGACGTCCCGCCACGGTCCCGCGCGACGACTCCAACAAGCGGTACGTTTTCGTGAAAAAGGCGCGCTGCCCCGAGTGTCAAAGCCCGGATTTGAAGGTGTACGGAGCGCCGCGCGGCGCGATCGCATCGACCGACGGCACCCAGTCGCGTTACGTGCGCTGCCGGCCGTGCGGGTGCCGCTTCATCCTCGTCGCCGAGTAACCGCGTTCAACCCAATAGAACGAAGCCGCGCACGCGTTCATAGCATTGGCGCGGTGAAGTACTCCAAACTGCTGCCAATCGTCATTCTCGCCGCACTCGCCGCGAGCTGCGCGCCCAAGAAATCGCCGCCTTCCAGCAACAACAGTCTGACCGGCGAAGGCATCGCCCGGGCCGACGCGAGCTTGATCAGCATCAAATGGAGCGCGGATCAACTGCTGATCAAGGTGCCGGCGCCGCTCCGGCCGTACGTCGAATCGATCATCAACGACGTCAAGAATCTCGGCGTCGCGCTCTTCCAGGCTTCCGTCTCCAATGCGCAACAGTCGATCGACCAGGAAATCCAGCTCGACGCGTACAGAAAGCTCCAAACGAAATTCGAGATCGATCACGCGGCGAATCGGATCACGGGCTGGCAGTTCCGCCACTACCGCAATCTGATCATCGGTGGCTTGGTCGCGCTATGGGCCGCCATCGGCACCGCGTCTGTAATTCTCGGCGTCATGGGCAACTGGACGTGGTCGCTGCGCCTGATGCGTTTCATCCCGTGGGCCAACCCCTTTAGCATGATCCGCAAGCGACTCACCGGCGTTGACGTGTCCGACGCCGCGAAGGCCATGGATGCGCGGCCAGCCGCGAGCCCGACCGCAAACTAGGGGAATCGTCATCCTCATTCACCGATTCATTTTCTTTTGCGCTCAACAATGCTGGGAGCTCGGTATGCCGTTCAGCAGAGAGAACGTCAAATTCACCGTCCTCACCGCCGGCTTTGTGATGCTCGTCATCACCGCCGTCGCCGGCATCGTCGCCATCAGCTATTCGCAAAACCCGAACAGCACGCCGCTCTACACCGCCGTCGTTTCGTTCGTGACCATCCAAGCCGGCCAGCTCCTGCTCATGCTGCGCACGGAGCAGGCGCACGCGGAGATCACGAAGACGAGACACGACCTGAGCGACAAAATGCAGCCGATTGTCAGCAACACCGAAGCCGCGGCCGTCGCAGCCGTGCAGGCCAAGGAAAAGCTTGAAGAGAAAGAAACGAACGGCGCCTTTACCCCGCACGAGGAACGATTGATCGCGGAGATCGTGCGCCGATCGTGCGCGAAACCCCCAACCTAACCGGAGGCGTCATGACCCGACTCATGTACCTGATGCACCTGGCCCTGATCGCCTGGATCGCCTGCACGATGACCGGCCTCGCTTACCACGAACGGAGCGCTGCAATGACGTATGCCAACACCACCCGAATCGGATCGGCCGAGACGATCAAGTCGATTGACGCCGCACGCGCCAAGGTCGCGGGGAAGACTCAATTGCTGCTCGCCGCCGGCCAGCGGTTCAACTGTCCGACGATTCAGCCATCAAGCGAGACCTACATCGGGAGGTTCGGTGTCTCGACGGCCCCGGCTCCGATCATCGCCACGTCCGGCCAGGGTGTGCTGATCAAGCCCGGGGTGAAGAGCGTCACCGTCATCGGCATCACCTTCGACACCGCGCAAGAAATCTACTCCGCTGTCGACGTCGCCGGCATTGATTGCAGGGTGTCAGACATCAGCCAGATCGGCGCCGGCCGACTGCTCACCATCAGCGGCGCGCAGGGCCTACTCGCCGAGCGGATCACGTGCACGAACGGCGAACTGCTCGACAAGGGCTTTTACTCCGGCGGCGCGGTCGCGAATCGAGGATGCCAGATCCGGCTTTTCAAAGTCGTCTGCGCCAAGGGCGAGCATGGCGGGCGCTTCCACAACGCGGAAGGTCTGACGCTCGGCGACGAAAAGCTATCGCTGCAGGGGATGCCCGGTGTCGCCGGCTACATCCGCCACACGTCGGCGTATCAAGGCGCGGCGCTGATCATGAAGAGCGGCGCGGGGAACAAACTCATTCGCCTCACCATCGACGGCCCGCTCGGCTTCGGCCCCACCGTGGCGCCGGACTCCATGAAGCAAAGCGGATGGGAAAAGACTGCGCTGCTCGACCAGCAGGTGCTGAGCTGCGACATCACCACGCCGCGTTACGTGGAGATCGGTGCTGCGGTGCGCAACATCAAATTCAAAGGCGGGGTGATCCGCGCGACGAAGCTGGCGTGCCTGGACCTGAAGAGCGCATGGGGACCGAGCAACCAATGGGCCGCGCCGACGGGATCATTCGAGGGCGTGACCTTCCGCGGGCCGACGCTCTACAGCGCGACGAGCCGCGGGCAACTCAGGAACTTCGAGTTCACGAGCTGCACCTTTGAAGGGCGCCCGATCGGCATCAATGGCGAGGTCAAGTAAGAACGAGGAAGGGGGAGGGTTAGGGTGAGGGGGGGACGCCACAGGAAAAAACGCCGTCGAAAATCCAGACCGAACGACACTATCTCCAATTTTTTGTCACGAGTTTTTGACCCATGCCACCCCCAACGATGAAACCCGACTGGAGCGCGAAGCTGCCGACGCTGGACGTCGGCGCGCTCAAAATGATGCCAGTCGGATCGCTGAAGCAGCCGTGGGATGGGAAAATCGAGGTCGAATTTGGTGACGGTGAATCCGACGTCACCCCCGATCACGGATATCACTCGCCGGTTCTGAAGCGCAGCACACACGACCTGCGCGCGGTCAACAATCACGCGCTCGAGCACATGATGAACCTGCCCGGGCCCGGCGAGGCGTATCACTTTCTCGTCGGGGACAAGCTGAGCCTGTGGGATATCGTCCCCGCGCTGATCGAACGGATCGCGCCCCGACCGATTCGTGCGCTGCACGTTTCGACGCTGTCATTCGGTGCCGCCACCGCCGCCGATATCCTCGCACTGCTCGACGCCGGCAAGATCCAGCGCATCAGCTTTCTCGTTTCGGTGATGTTCAGCGCGAAGAACCGCCACCTGTACGACCAGCTCGTGCCGCACCTGCTGAAGCGCGGCCATCGCGCCGGCGCCATGCGGACGCACGCCAAGATTCTCGCGATCGACCTGGGCAAGGGTGAGCGTTACGTCGTCGAGTCGTCGAGCAATCTGCGCACGTGCCATTGTTGCGAACAGACGACCATCATCCGCGACGATGGACTCTTCCACTTTCATCGGGAATGGATGGATCGGGCGCTTGGGATAGGAGAAGCAAAGGCCGCACGGTAGTACCCATGGGAAAACGCGGACCGGCTCCGACGCCCACAGCCATCCTCGCAGCGCGCGGCTCATGGCGAGGGAAGCTGAACAAAAACGAAATGCGGCCCGAGCCCGGCGCACCGGATCCGCCCGAGGTGCTGGAAGGCGAAGCGCTGCTCGAATGGCACCGGGTTATCGCTGAGATTGAACCGACGCGAGTGCTGTCAAAGGCCGATCGCGCGGCGCTCACCCTGTACTGCCAGACGTGGGCGATCGCACAAGATGCCGCGCGCAACATCCAAGCGACCGGCACCATCATCAAGCTGCCGAACGGTTATCCCGGCGCGACGCCGTATCTGAAGGTTTACAACGAGGCGACCCGAATCTGTATGCGACTGCTGGCGGAGTTCGGATTGACACCCAGCGCGAGGGCGCGAATACCCGCCGGCAAAGCGGACAAAGACGCGAACGGCGAGCTGGATTTCTAGGGAGGATTGGGAATGAAGATGCTCAAGATGCTCAACCCGCTAATCGAGCTGTGGAACTTCTTTAAGTACATGGCTCATCTGCACATGTTCGAGGGAATGTCATTCTATGAGCCCTACGACTTCACGCAGGACACCAAGAAGTTTTAGAGAAATGACAACGTGCCATCCTATCCATGCCGCCACCCGACCTGCACCACGTACGTCAAACGACGCGGCGAATACTGCATTGAACACGAGCAGCAGGGGAGGGATGAGCGCGCGAAGCGCGGCCAGTTCTACGACCAGCACCAGCGCGACGCTGAAGCAAAAGCGTTCTACAACTCCGCGGCCTGGCAGCGGGCCCGCGCGGACAAGCTCGCGGCCGATCCTGTTTGCGAGCGGTGCCGGCGCGTGTTCGCGCAGCACGTGCACCACCGGATCCCGCTCGCGCGATGCACGCCGGAGCAGAAACTCGACCGGGCAAATCTGATGAGCGCGTGCCAGCCCTGTCACAACATCATCGAAGCGGAGGCGCGATGTACGTCAAGATGAAGCAGACGCTGCACACCGCCACCGGCGCCTATCTCTACAAGCGGATTTACGAGGTTGATGACGTGATCGGCGAAGAGTGGGACCGAAAAAAGGTCGCGGCGCGATCCACCGAGCCGCCGCCGCACATCGCCGAGCTGCTGGCGCGGCTGGAGGATGGCGCCGGCGAGAGCTGCCTTTTTCTGCCGTTCGTGGGGGAGTTCGGCCACGAAATCCTCACTCACATCCGCATCGTTCACTTCCACCGCGCCGCCGCCAAGGTTGTTTGCTGCCGGCCGGGGTCGGAGATCCTGTATCCGTCAGCATCGGCGCACGTGACCGACTGGAAAGACCCGATCCCCGACGAGCGGCGGGCGGGAACGATTCGCGAGGGCGAAATCTTCTGGCCGGAGATCGTCAATCGCTTCCCATCGCTTCACCAGGTGCCCGCCGGCGGCCTGACCTACCAGCAGGAAATGTACGCCATTGAGCCAGACGCGCGGATTCCGTTCCGACCAAAGCGGCGAGGACTGCGGGTCGATGTTGTTTTCGGGGTGCGCCGCCGCGCGTTTGCCCCGGAAAAGAACTGGCAGCACTGGCAGAAAGTGGCCGACGCGATCGCCCGCGCGGGCTACAGCTTCGCCGTGATCGGCGCGCGAGAGACAAGCGACGACCTGCGCGGCCAGCGATGCCACAGCGGCGACCTCGACACCGATGCGGCCATCGAGCTTTTGCAGAATTGCCGGCTGTACGTCGGGTCCGACTCAGGCAACTCACACCTCGCCAGCACCGTCGGCGCGTCGATGCTGATCTTCCGGGAACCGCGAAACGGGATGCGCGATTTCGTCCCGCGCATGAAGCTCGTCAACCCCGATCGCATCGAGTTCGACGCCGAGGGATGGGACAATCCCGAATCCGTCATCGTCCGCACGCTCGAAACGCTGCGCGCTTCCGAAGTGCCGCGGGAGGTAGCCGTCGCGTGATGATGCTGAAGCTCAAACCCACCGCAGATTTCTACTTCGACCGCGAGGCAGCCGACCGGCCGGTGCGCTTTGTGCAAAAGTTCTGCATCCACTACGAGGGCAAGCACGCCGGCAAGCCCTTTATTCTCCACCCGATTCAAAAGCGGATCGTTCGCGACCTGTACGGATGGAAATGGAAGTCGACCGAGCTTCGGCGCTTCACCGACTGCTATTTCGAGGGCGCCGTCGGGTCCGGCAAGTCGCCGCTGCTCGCCGCGCTGGGGTTGTACGGCCTGATGGCCGATGGGGAGCAGGGTGCGCAGGTCTATTCGCTCGCGTCGAGCTTTGGCCAGGCCCGCGTGGTCTTCGACACCGCCAAACGCTTCGCCGCGAACAGTTCCGAGCTGTCCAAGCGCCTCGAGATCGTCGACCGCGAGATTCGCCACCCAAAAACCGGCTCATTCTGGCAGGTCGTGAGCGGGAAAGGGCCGGGCGCGGGGTGCAAACCGTCGCTCATCCTCGGCGACGAGGTTCACCAATGGTCCGGCGCGGGCGCGTATCAAGATTTACGCGATCGAATGTTCAAGCGCGAGCGGCCGCTGCTCATCGCCGCCACCAACGCCGGCAGGTCGCGCGCGTCATTCTGCTGGCAACTGCGCGAGAAAGCTGTGGCCGCGCTCAAGGGCAAAGGCGAAAAGACGCTGTATCCGATCATTTGGGCGGCGCCGGAGACCGCACGCACGGACAATCTCGCCGCGCTGCGCGCCGCGAACCCGCTCATCGGCACCACCATCCCCAAGGCCGTCGCGATCCGCAACGCGCGCGAAGCGATGGCAGATCCCGCGGACGATGCCAACTTCCGCAGGCTGAATCTGGGGATATGGCCCAAGGCCGGCGGCGGTCGATGGCTCGACCTGTCCGCATGGGACGCGTGCCAAGGTGAAATAGCGCCGCCCGCCGACGCGCCGCTCTACATCGGCCTAGACCTGTCGCAGGGTGACGACCTGTGCGCCGCGACGTTCAACTACGTGACGCCGGCCGAGATGATCGTGGATGCAAAGTTTTGGTTGCCGCTTTCGACGGCCGCGCACTACGCCGGGAAAGATGGGATCCCGTACCTCGAATGGGGTGAGAGCGGCCATATCGAGCTGCTGGAGGAACTGACCATCAGCCCCGCCGTCAAACACCGCATCGCCGCCAACATCATCGCGATCGCCAAGACGCGGAAGGTGAAGGCGGTTTGCTACGACCGCTACAAAGCCGACGAAGTCATCGCCGCGCTCGAGGCGGCGGGGTTGACGTGCGTGCCGGTGCCACAAGGCTACACCGTTTCGCCGGGATGCAATGAGCTGGAGCGTCGGCTGAAAGAACGGTCAATCATCGTCACCACAAACCCGGTGCTGCGCTGGTGCGCGGAAAACACGGAAGTGAAGCAGGACGATCGCGGGAACATTTGGCCGGTGAAGCCCAATGCCCGGGGGAAATATGCCGGCAAGCGCGGCCTGAAGATCGATGGAATCACCGCGCTGGTCACGTGTATGACCGAAGCGCGCAAGCACACGTTCCCGGCCGCGAAGAAAAAGTGGCACGGCAGCGCGACCCTCATTTAACAGAGGCACACCTATGCTCGACATGACGCCCAACGGGATCCGTGTGTATGACGCCGTGCCCGGCGTTGCGATCGATCCGATCGTGATCAACCCCTACAGCACGCTTACGGTCCCCGCGTACTGGCGCGCGATCAACTTTCTCGCCAACAACATGGCCAGCTTCCCGCGGTCGGTTCACCGCGAGGGATCGCCGGTCGGTCAGCCGCATCCGCTCACGCGATTGCTGAGCCGCCGCGGCCGGCCGAACGCGCTGCAAAATGCCTTTGTGTTCTGGCGAACGCTGTTCTATCACACCGCGCATCACGGCAATGGCTACGCGCGCATCGAGCGCGACAGCTTCGCGTCGGCGCCAACCGGCCTTCAGAACCTGCTGCCCGACGATATCTGCCCGTTCCGCTATGACCACTTAGACGGCCGCGGCCTGGTGCAGTATTACCTCGACCGATCGGCCAAGCGCGTGATGTTCGGCGCGGACGTCATCCACCTGCAGGCGCTGAGTCACGACGGCATGTGCGCCATCGATCCGATCGCGCTGCACGCCACAACTTTCCAACGCGCCGCGACGCTGGATCGATTCCAGACGCGGTATCTGCAGAAAGGCACGGTTGTGCGCGGCGCAATTGAGATCCCCACCGGCGTCACGCCCGAGCAGGTGAACGATGTCATCGCGCTGCTCAAGCAGTTTCAGGGCGCGAGCGCCGAGCGCGACGTCCTGGTGCTGTCTGACGGCGCGAAACTAAACAACGCGACGCTGTCGCCCCAGGAAAGCCAGCTCGTCGAGCAGGGCGGCTACACGACCAAGCAAATCGCGCAGATTACCGGCGTGCCGCCGCAATTCCTGTTTGAGTTCAGCGAGTCGAAGTACAACAACAGCATCGAGCAGATGGGCCAGGACGTCGTCCGCTACACGCTCCGGCCGTGGATCGAGCAGACCGAAGCCGAGCTGTCGATGAAGCTGCTGACCGATGACGAGCAGCAGAGCGGGTTTGTCGTCGCGCTCAACCCCGATGCGCTGCTGCGCGGCGATACAAAAACGCAGGTCGATACGATCGCGACGACCGTCAGCGCGGGAATCCGAACGCCAAACGAAGGTCGCGCGCTGCTCAATCTCCCCGAGGATCAGGATCCCGACTCCAACCGGCTCAAGCGGTCCGGCGACACCGCGCCAGCAAAGACCCCGCCCGCCGCGACCGGCGCGAGCGCGTACGCCGCCCTCGCGCCGGTGATCAAGGCCGCTTGCGCGCGGGTCGATCGCAAATCGGACAAGGCGTTTGAGAACAATGCCGGGAAAACGGGTCAGGAGCGAACAATCTGGGGCAACGTCTTCGCGGAAGAGCAGCGCGACTACGCCGCGGAATCGCTTCACCCCGTCGCCGAGGCCCTGGAATCACTGGGCGCGACACGGCCGGATGTGGAGAAGTTGAGCGAGCAATACGCCGCCGCCGTGCGCCGCCGCGCCTCGACCGGCGAGAAAACAGCGCTCGAGCAGATCGTCGCCGCGATCCTGTGAGCGGGGCCCGCGTTCAACGCAATAGAACGACGGCATAACGCATTTCCTACACTCCGGAAATGCAATCGGCGAAGCGACGCACGATTTACACGCTCGATGCCCGGATCGCACTCGCGCCACCGATCGAAGGCCGCCCCGTCACGCTGAGCGGTTACGCGATCGTCTGGAATGTCCTGTCGGTCGACCGCGGCGGCTACAAGGTCCGGCTGTTGCCGGGCAGCGCGACGTTTGCCACGCCCACCCACGCGATTTTTCACCATGACTTCAGCCAGGTCCTCGGCAGCACAGCGAACAACACGCTGCGGATCACGCCCGACGGCTACGGGGTAAAGGTCGAAATCGACCTGCCGAACACGACGCACGGCCGCGACACCGCCGAGCTGGTACGCCGCGGCGACGTGAACGGGATGTCGTTTGCGATGGTCGACGATCCGGAAGCGACAGAGACGACCGAAAACGGCATCGTCATCGTCAACGCGAAATCTTTTGTGGTGGACGAAGTCACCGTCACCGCAATTCCCGCCTTCCCGCAAGCGAAGGTGGACGTACGCCAGCCACTTAACCCGCCGGCGAGCTATGCCGCGCGGAACAGCCAATCGCTGCAGCTTGAGCGCCTCAACCTCGACATGATCGGCCAACCGGGGCAGAGATCCCGCACCGCCGTCTGACCGTGTGCAACTTTGCCAAGGGCTTCTAACTCTGGGAATCACCATGTTGAAAAATCGAACCCGCCGGAACCGCCGATCGCTCTTCTCTGCCGCCTTCCTCCCCATGCTTGCGCTGGGGATGCACTTCGATAAGGAGGAAGGGGAGGATCCGGAGAAGAAAGGCGCCGGCGCCGGCGGCGGCAAGGCCGAAAACGTCGAGCCGGCCACGAAGCTGCGCGAGGAGTTTTCGCGCTTGCACGGCGAGGCCAAGACGCTGATCGACGGCGCCATCGCCGGCGGCCGCGAGCTGACCGCCGATGAAAAAACCGCGAACGAAAATCGCTTCAAGCGTCTGAAGACCATCAAGGACACGCTCGACGAGCAGCTCCGCTTTGCCAATCTCGCGATCGCCGATGCTCCCACCAACGGCGGCGGCGGAGTAACCCGCGGTCGCGAGCCGCAGGGCCGCGATGAGTTCGATCGTTCCGATCCGGATCGCCAGCAGTTCGCCCAGCGCGAAGGCGAGACCGACGCGGGATTTCTCCAGCGTCACCGCAAGCTGGTCAATGACTTCATCCGCACCGGCGCCATCCCCGCGAAACTGCAGTTCACCCTCACCACCGGCAGCGGGTCCGGCGTGTTGCTGCCCACGTCGGTGGGTAAGCCGGTCGTGATCAAAGCGATCCGCAACACGGTTCGCGCCGCGCTCATGGCCCGCGGGCTGAAGGTGATCGAGACCGATGGCATGGAAGCGATGAGCGTCCCCGTGTTTGACGACACCGCCAACACCGCCGACGCCATCGCCGAGAACAGCACGTCGGAGAACAACAAAGACCCGTCAGTCGGCGGGCTGGACCTGGGCGCGACGCTGTACGACAGCGGCACCGTCTGGGCGAGCAACACGCTGCTGAACAGCCAGACCTTCGACCTGCTGGCGTACCTGGAGCCGATGCTCGACGCGCGCATCGAAGCTGCGGAGCTGGCGGCGTGGATGGTGCTGCTCGCCGCCGCGACTGTCGGCAAGACCACCTCGACGACGACCGGCGTCACGTACGGCGAGCTGCTCGACTGGCAGCACTCGATTCCGCTCGCGCGGCGGGCGGATGGCGTTTTCTTCGTGTCGGATGGCCTCTTCCGCACCCTGCGCGGCATGGTCGACGACAACGACCGGCCGATTTACCAGGAATCGCTGCGCGACGACGCGCCCGACCGCCTGCTCGGCTGGCCGCTCTTCCCGACCACCGGACTTGCCGCGCCCGCGGCCGGCGCCGTGTCCGGCGTTGCGGCATCGGCCGAGGCGCTTGTGGTCCGCGACGTCAAGAATCGTCGCATCGCCCGCTACCAGAACATTCCGACGCATCCCGACCAGTTTGGCATCCGGGAGTTCAGCAACGGCGATTTCAAGTTCGTCACCAGCGCGGTCCGCACGCTGAAGCACGCCGCGTCGTAAGGGAGCCGCGACGTCCGATGAACCCGCCTCCGCGAAGGGGGCGGGCTATCGGTCGATCGAGTTGGATCCTTTTTCGAAAAGAGGTTTGCCGTGAAGAAGATTCGCATTACCGAAACGATTTCGACCCCTCATATCAACTTCATGAAGGGGAAGGTCTACGAGTTCGAGGACAGCGAGGCCGATCGCATCATCGCCGCCGGCCAGGGCACCGCCGATTTGAGCGAGACCGGCGCAGTCAACGTCACCAAGGTCCGCAACCGCCAGAAGCTCGACGCCCCGATCGGCAACCCCGTCGAAAACCTGCAGCCGGGCGCGCTGCGGGGTGCCGGTGGCGCGACGACGCAGCCGAGCCAGACCGCGGCCGGAGTGGAGAGCCAGGCCGGCGCCGAGGTCGATCGACACACCGACGCCGACGGCGCACCCGCTGTCGTTTCAAAAACGAACGTGACGACCAGCGAACCCGCCGTCCCGGCGACGCAGAAGCCGGGAAAAGGGAGCAAGGCCGCACGCGCCAAGAAGTAGGAGCGCACAGCGCACGAAATGTCCGCCATCGCTCTACCCATTTCCAGCGAGATTGAGGACGTGCAGGGGCTTTCGACGGCGCTCGCCGGGAAAGCCTCTGTTGCCGCGCTTGGCCTCAAGGCCAACACCGCCGACCTCGGAACGGCGGCGGCGCTAAATGTCGGCATCGCCGTCGGCGACGTGGTCCAGGTCGAAGCCGGCGGGACGATCAATGAAGCCATTCTCCCGGCGCTGGCGATCGGCGACACGTTCGAAGTCGCCACCACCGCGGACCTCACCGGCGCCGGGACCGTCGGCGCTGCAAAGGGCGACATCGGCATCGTCACCACGCCGCCGGCGACATATCGGCTCGTCGGCGCTCGCACGGTCCTCGGCAATTGGAAGCTGCTCAAAACGCCGACGGACGTGGTCCAGTCATGGAACGGACTCGCCGGCACCATCAGCGCGACCACGTCGAACCTGCCCGAGGGCTCGAACCTCTACTACACCAACACCCGCGCCGACGCGCGAGCGGATACGCGGATCGCAGCGGCGCGCGGAGCGGTGAACGGCGTCGCTTCACTCGACGGCGACGGATTGATTCCCGTCGGGCAGATCGTCCTCACGGCGCAAACCGACTTCGCAAATCACGTGAACGACGTCGCGGCGCATGGCGCGACCGCCAGTCTGGTATTCGGCACCATTCCGATTCGCGACGGCAACGGCACTCTGTTCGCGGCTGGCATCCAAAACGACGGCGGCAACTTCGACATCTGGGCCGATGGAAATGTCGTCATCGGCAGCGGCAACGCGACCATCGACGCGTCGGGCCAAGAGTTCTACGCGTACTACATCGAGGCCGACACCATCGTCGGCACCCACAGTGGCGACGGTTCAGCACTCACGGGGATTACGGCGGCGCAGGTCGGGGCGCTGGCCACAAACGCTGCCATCTATCCTAAGAAGGCCGCGCTGTTTCACGACGACATGATCGTGCTGACCGGCGCGGCGCGGTTGATTTCCTATGACTCGAACAGCGCCTACGGCCAGCGCACAGACCAGGGCGGCGGCGGCGCGAACGGCGACAGTTGGACGAATGGATTCGTCGCGGAAGCGGGGACGTACAGCATCCGTTTTGTATTCCTGATGCTGACCTCGAATGGGAAGCTGGACATTTACATCGACAACGTTTTGAAAGTGTCTGGCGTGGATTTCTACGGCGGGACCAATCAAAACCAAGTGGTGACGACGGGAACCTTCACCATCGCCACGTCGGGCTACCACGTGCTCAAAGGCGTGGTGAATGGCAAGAACGCCAGCAGCTCCGGCTATCGCATCCCGCTCACCAAATACACCCTCAGCCAAGCCGCGGACTAGGCATGTACAAGAGCATCGTCCAAATCTCCGCAGGCTCCGCGAACGCGTCAGAGACGTGGACAGCGACCGTCAAGGACGAGAGCGGGACCAACGTCACCGGCCAGGTGGCGCTCACCAGCGGCTTCGCCAACCTCGCCGGCGGGCACTACACATGGGTGTTCGACCAATTCGCGGACGCCTTCTACGGCAGCGTGCGGTTTGTCTCATCGCCGGCGGGGATCGTGCGCGTTGCCGCGATCTCGCCGCCACCGCCAACACCCGAGACCGCCGGCACGGGCACCGGTGACATCGCGGTCAACCACAACTACGGCGGGACCGACGCGCGGCGCGTACTGGAATCAGACGGCACTACCCCCGTCGACGCCGCGATCATCCGCGCGTACCTCACGAGCGAATACAACGCCGGCAACATCGACCCGAACCCGCCCGTAACCGTCACCGGCGCGAACGGCCGATGGCTCGCGCCGCTCATGCTCGACGCCGGCGCGTACACGCTCACCGTCTGGAATCCCGTGAGCAAGCGCAGCAAACCCTTCACTGTGACGGTGGCCTGATGCCCTTACTGCTCGACCCGCCCATCAGCAGCGAACGCCCGGTCACATGGGCGCAGGCAAAGGCTCACCTGCGACTCGATACCGATGACCAGCAGGCGTACGTCGAAAGTCTCATCGACGCCGCGGTCGACTACGCACAGACCCGCCTGCACTCGACGCTGCTCGCGACCACGCTCACCCAGGCGTTCTACGAAAACGAATCTCTGCTCATCCTGCCGCGCGGGCCGGTCATCAGCGTGACCAGCGTGACCGACGCCAACGGCGCCGCGCTGGAATACACCCAAAGCCGCGTCGGGAGCTCCGACCGGTTAACGCTCACGTCATCGACCGGCGCGGCGCCGGTCACTGTCGTCTATCAGGCCGGCTACCCAACGGCCGCCGACATCCCAAAGAGCATCATTCACGCGATTTTGTGCCACGTCGGAACGCTCTTCGAAAACCGCGAGAGCGCGAGCGACAAGAACAAGATGCCCGTGCCGCACAGCCTCGACGCGTTCTACCGCCTCAAATCCCGATTCGCGGGGGTGGGCTGATGGAAGCCGGAGAGCTGAGACATCGCGTCACGCTACTGCAGCCGTCGCGCACCACGAACGGCGCGGGCGAAACCAACGTCACCCGCACCGAGTTCCGGACCGTCTGGGCGAGCGTGGAGCCGTTGAAGGGCTGGCAGCTCGAGCGCGCGCGGCAGATCGGCATCAACACGAGCCACCGCGTGCGGATCCGCTACGTCGCCGAGGTCGCCGGCGATTGGCAGATCGGGTGGGATGGCCAGGTGCTCAACATCACCGGCATCGTCAACCCCGAAGGCCGCAACATCGAGCTGGAGCTGTCCTGCGAGCAGGAAGGGGTGTTAACCCCATGAGCATGAAGATGAAGGGCTTCGATTCGCTGCTGAAAAAGCTGTACGGGCTCGAGAAGAAGGGCGCGGGGTCGGCCATGCGCAAGGCGATGCGTGCGGGTACCAGCGTGCTGCTCAAAGCGGTGAAGGCCGCGACGCCAAAGGACGAGGGACTTCTGCGGAAGATGCAGGCCAGCAAGGTCTACGGCCGCGGCCTGTCGCTCGCCGGGCTCGTCGGCGCCGACGTGGACAAGCTGGAGGCCGCCGGCGCCGCCGGAACCCGCCCGAGCAACATCGATTGGCTTGTTGAGCAGGGCCACGTCACCCCGGGCGGTAAGTTCGTCCCGCCGTCGGGATACATGCGTCGCGCCGCCGACACCGCCATGCCCGCCGCCGAGGCGGCGTACATCAATCGGCTCCGCGCGGAGATCGATCGGGAGGCGGCGCGATGATCGATACCGCGATCACCACACTGCTCAAGGCAAATGCCGGCGTCGGCGATCGCGTCTATTCCGGCGGCGAGGTGGTCGAAGTCACGCGCGACCTGCCAAAAGTCGTTTACACGTTCATCCCCGCCGGCTCGCGGCTCTACACCGACGATGGCAACGCGGGGCTCGTCAAAGGGCGCTATCAGCTCGACGTCTTCGCCGCTCGACCCAGCGCAGCGCGTGCGATCGCGGACACGATCCGCGTCGCGCTCGACGGCTACAGCGGGACCAGCGACGGAACCAAAATAGACCGCATCTACTTCCCAGACGGTGAGCAGATGCAGAAGGCAGAGCAGCCCGTGGGCCAGAGCGCCACCGCGGCCCGCTACACGCAGGACATGCTCGTCGATTATCGCGAGCGAATTACCTAGGAGATCACCATGGCGTTCAATCGCGACGAAGTCATCATCAGCCACGGCAAGCGGCTCGCGTACTGCGACACGATCAACGGCACGTACGTCAACGTGTTCGGCACCATCGACGTGAGCCTGCCCGAGCGCGAGCTTGGCGCGGCGGAAATCACCAACGACGACAGCGCCGACTTCCACAAGGACTACAACCCGGGGATGTACGATCCGGGCACCGCGCCCTTCAGCTACCGCTACACCAGAAGCCAATTCACCGCGCTGGAGACGATCTACCAGCTCGCCACCGTCGCCGCGACACGCGCGAACGCGACGAAGTTCTGGAAAGTGACCATCCCCGACGGCAGCACCGCAATCTTCAAAGGCTTCATCACGGCGCACAACCTGCCCATGGAAGGCAGCGAAGACAGCCCTGTCGTGGAAGGTGAACTGCAGGTGTGCGGGAAGATCGCGTGGGTCGCCGCGTCGTAGGCATGGGAATCGTGTCATGCAGCAAGAGTCAGAGCAGATCGAAGCCGTTTCGCGCCGAGCAGACCTGGAGCTCACGGCCGTGGCACAGACCGCCGCGCTCGAGCAGTTCCGCGTCAGATTTCTCGGCGCAAATGGCGAGATCAAGCGTCTGCTGAATCTGCTGAGCAACGTGCCGCGCGACCAGAAGTCGCGGCTCGCCGGAATGATCAACGCAGTCAGAAATCAGGTGTCCAGCGCGTTCGAAGCCAAAAAACGAACGCTCAATTCGTCCCCGAACCCCATCAGATGAAAGGTACGCCATGAACTGGAAAGTGACAGGAAAACGGCCAAGCAAGCGAGACGCCAACGCCACCGCCGGCGGAGAGCTCACCATCGTCGGCGGGCCCGATACGGAAGAAGAGCTGCGCGAGCTGGTGAAGGGCTCGCACCCGGACTTTCAAATCGAGAAGGTCACGCCGCTCGCGCCGGAACTGAAGGCGCCACCGGCGACCGCAGCGGCGCAGGCGAACCGCGCCGAACGCGCTGCCAGCAAATAGCAGCGCTGGCTTACTTGGCTCAGCAAGCGAACAAACTCTCAGCACTGAAAGGAAAGCGTTATGCACTATCGAAACGGACGTGAAGCGAAAAACGGGGACAAGATCGTGAAGCTGGATGGAAACGGGAACGTGGTTGCCGTTGGCGTCCTCCACAGCGCGGTCCCCGGCAACGACTACTGCAACGGCGGCATCGCGCCCATTCAGTCGCCGACAGACTACGCCTGCATGGTCGATTGCCTCCACGTTGAGGACGTCGCCGCAGTGCTCGCGGAAAAGGGCCTCGAAAAACGCCCGGCCGGGAAATGAAACCAGCACGCGCGATCGGCCAAGTAGGCCGGTGACTAGATCAACGCGGCTGGGACGACACCGCCGCTAGAACAAGGAAAGCATATGGACCGCGAATCATTTCTGGCCAAGCCGGAGACGCCCAAGACGATCGCCATCACGCTCGACGACGGCCGCACTGTGACGGCTCGCAAGCTGACCCAGGCGGAGGTCGAGACGATCAAGCGAAAGTACGCCACTGAAGCGGCCGCGCTCGAGGGCTTCCGGTTCATCGTCTCGCGCTGTGTGGTCAATGACGAGGGCCAACGCGTGTTCAAGGACGAGGACCACGCCAAGCTGCTGGAGGTCGACTTCGACGTGGTTCAGCAGATCGCGTCCGAAGTGGTCGAGTTTTCCGGGCTGAATCGCAACGCAAAAAAAGCTTAGCGCGGCTGCGCACCGACGCCGGCCGAAGGGAGGCCCTACGCGTCGCGCTGGCTTTTCGGCGTCCGGATGTTGAGCAGTTTCTGGGGGAGATCGACCACGAGCAGTACTGCGAATGGTGCGATTTCTTGGCGCTGGAGCCTGAGGGATGGCAGGCGCTGCGGATCGTTACGACGCGACTCAGCTACATCATCGCGCAGTCACAGCGAAAGAAGCGCCTGCGCGAGCGCGATTTTGACGTGCGAATCGGCGGCAACATCCAGAGCCCGGAAACGGAAAAAGCCCAGTGGGAAGCGTTGAGCGTGCGACAAGAGATCGCCGCCGACCTCGAGGAACAATCACATGGCTAAGAGAATCTCCAGTCTGTCGGTAGTGCTGGGCGCGACGGTGAAGCCGTTCGTCTCCGCGTTCAGTGGCGCCAAAGCCACCATCACCGGCTTTGTCGGCACCCTGAAATCCGCCGGTGCATCGATCCTGAAGTTCACCGGCATCGCCGGCGGGCTTGGCGCCGTGTTTGGCGCGCTCAAGGGCGCCGCCAGCGGCATTACCCTCGCCGCGGAGCTGGAGCAGGTGGGCGTCGCGTTCGAGACGATGCTCGGCTCAGCCAGTGCCGCGAAGGCGTTGATGGATGAGCTCACGACGTTCAGCGCCGCCACGCCGTTTGAGTTCCCCGAGATTGCCGCCAGCGCGAAGAAGCTGCTCGCGTTCGGCGTCGGCGCGAAGGATATGACCGGCAAGCTCACGATGCTGGGCGACATCGCGGCCGGCATCGGTGCGCCGCTGGAAGACATCGCCGCCATCTACGGCAAGATTAAGAGCCGCGGCCAGCTCACCGGCGAAACCCTGAACCAAATGGCGGAGCGCGGCATCCCGATCTATCGCGCCCTTGCGAAGCAAATGGGGGTCGCCGAAACGGAAGTCGCCGGGCTGGTGACGAAGGGCGCGATCGGATTCAAGGACGTCGACGCCGCGCTGGCGGGGCTCAGCGGAACCGGCGGGCAATTCGCCGGCATGATGGCGAAGCAGTCGCAAACGATGGCAGGGCTGTGGTCGACGCTCACGGACACCATCGGGCTCACCATGGCCGGGCTGGTGACGACGCTGGTTGAAGCGTTCGGCCTGCGCGACGCGATGAAGGCGCTCACCGCGGGGCTCGGCAGAATCGGCAGCACGCTCACCGGCGCCGTGAAGAGTTATGCGCCGATCGTGGTCGGATGGATGAAATCCGCATGGTCGGTGATCACGAGCACCTGGACCAACATCGTCGCGTTCGTGGCGCCGATCATCACTTCGCTCGTCAACATTGTCGCCAAAACATGGCAATCGAACGTGTCGACCACCGCGGCGCTGCTGTCCGGTCTCTGGAGCATCGTCAAAGGGGTGTTCACGTTCGTACGCGACATCGTCGTCAGTGTCGCCACGGGGCTCGTCACAGCGTGGAACTGGGCGATGAACGCGTTGGGGCTGGAAAGCCTCACCACCGCATCAACTGTCGGCGGCGCTTTTCAAGGGCTGGTGGAGTGGGCGCATTGGCTGCAGCGCGGCATCGCCACCGCGTTCGCCGTCATGGGCTACACGCTGCAAAACTGGCGGCTCGCGCTCGACATCGCGGTCACGCAAGCCACGCTCGGCATCGTCACGTTTGCCAACCAGGTGACGTACTTTTTCGGGGAGGTCATCCCCGCGATCGTGCGATGGCTCGCGCAGAACTGGCAGAAAATCCTCGTCGACATGGCGATGCTCACCGGGACGATCTTCAAGAACATCGCGACCAACATCGTTTCGATCGTCTCAAACATCCCCGGCCTCATCAGCGGATCCGTCAGCTTCTCCGATCTATGGACGCCGCTGACCGATGGCTTTGAAGCGACGCTGTCAGAACTTCCGCAGATCATCGATCGCCAGGCCGGCCCGATGGAAGCCGCGCTCGCGCAGAATTTGGCGGGCTTAAAGAGCGAATACGCCACGGGCCTGAGTGACATGCTCAAGGCGCAGGACAAGACCGCGAAGGACGCGGTAAACACCGTCGCCGGCATGTTCAGCACAATCTCAGGCGCGATCGTCCCCCCGGTCATCCCGACGCCAGAAATGCCGCCCGTCCAAATGGTCGTCGAAGCCGACACCAGCGCCGTGAAAGCTGTCGGCGACGCCGCCAAGGAATCGTCTGACCAGCTCAAGGCCATGTTCGCGGGATCGGCCGAGGCTCAGCAGGCCAAATACGCCGCGAAATTCGCGTCGATGGTGATGCCAATGAACCGCGGCGCCGCCAGCGTCAGCGGCGCGGCGGCAACGCCCGTCGCCGCATCCGCATCAAGGGGGATGCGCGACACCGGTGGCGAAAAGCAACTGCTGGAGCAGATCGCGGCCGAGAGCAAAGAGCAAAACAACGTCCTGCGCGACATCCTCGAAGCCACCGAGAATCAAGCCAACGGCCTCGAAGAGGCGGAGCTGTAGCCAATGGGTCTTCTCGTCAAGGAAATCACCAAGCGCGGCGGCGGGAGCAGCAGCCGCTCGACCACGGGCCGCAAAGCCAAACGCAAGTTCCGCGCCACCTACGACGCCACCACGCCGCCCGCGAGCCTGGCAGCGGTCGAGACGGCAAACGACGGCACCACCGCCATCCCAGCGCTGTACGCTGAGCTGCCCGCCGACCCGTCGCGAGTCGTCACCGACATAAGCGTCGACCCGGAGGGCAACACCGGTCTGGTTTTCATCGTCGAAGTCACCTACACCACGCTCGACCCCAGCGAGTTCAATAACGACAACCCGCTCACCGATCCGGTCGATTACGACTGGGATTTTTCGGCCAGCTCACAGCCGTATTTCATAGACGAGACGCCGACGACACCGCTTCTGGGCACCAACTCCGCCGGCGAGCCGTATGAGAATTTCCTCGAGCGCGAGGTTGGCGAAATCAGCGTCACCGTCGCCGACAACATCGTGCCCAGCGCGTGGGATCCGAGCGTTGCCGCGGTGTACATGGCCGACCCCTCGACCGCGCTCAACAACGCATCAATGACCATCGACGGAAAAAGCATCAGCGCCGGGCAAGCTCGAATGGGCGGCATCAAGTGCAGCGGCATCAAGGAGCGCAACGGTGTCGACTATCGCACCCGAACCATCGTCCTGAAGCTGCGCGCGAACTGGGATCAAGTGGTCGAAGATCGCGGCTATCACTTCAAGCTGGCGTCGGGGAAGTTGTCGGAGATCGTAAAAGGAAAACCACCGGTGAAGCCGGATAAGCCGTGGCCCCTCGACGGCGCCGGCAACGCGATGTTTGCCGCGACGAGCACACCCGCGACCCGGACACACAAGCCGTACCCCCGCAAGGATTTCGGCATCTGGGGTATCACGTAAATGGCAAAGCGACTCTTCGGACTCACCGCTAATCAGGCGCAGCGCGTCGGGCGGGTAGTCGACGACTTCGAGCACAATCTGCCGCCGGCGGGAGCCCAGACCAGCGGCACGAGCAAGCCATCGCCGTCGTTTTGGGCGCAGCTCACAGGCGGAGCCCCCGCCAATGCAGGTCGGTATAGCTGGAAGAAGCAAATCTTCGACGGCTTCGCATTTATCGACCCCGATCCTGTCGAAGTGGAGACGGCCTTCACCGCGATTGAGGTCAACGCCCTCAACGGATTGACCGATAGATATGTTCGCCTCACGTTCAACGGCTATGACGGAAGCGACCCGCCCAAGCCCCTGTACACCTTCAGCGCAACGCCATCGCCCGTACTGTTTGCCGTGAAGGTCGCGCAAGTAGGTGGCGCCAACGGCACCGGGACGACAGCGGCGACTTATACCTACGACCTCAGGGACGTTCGCACGAACAACGTCATCGGAAGCGCCGTCGCCCTGGCCCGTCCCCGTGCGAATGGAGCCGTGACCGTTGGCTCGACCTATGGCACCGCGTTCTACGATGGATTGACGATCAAGCTGTGGGACGCGGGCGAAATCCCCGCGACGGGCGATCTTGGCAGCAACACGTACGAGGTGAAGCAGATGACCAGCTCGTCTGCCGCCGCGTGGGACTTGATCAGGGCGGGGCCGTGA